AACGGTGGCGGCGTTGGTGCGTTGTGGATCGGTCAGCAGCCCGAAATGGGTGCTGATTGCTGTGAATCGTGGGCCGGGCTCTCCTTCAAGCAGATAAGCGGCAAGCGCATCTATTTCGCTTTGCTGGTGCAGCAGGCTGTTGGTGATTGAGCGAGACTGGATGAAGTATGTGGCCTGGCTGGTCAAATCCTCAGCTGTAGCCGTGTTGTTGTTTAAGCCTTCAACATAGGCGCGATTGATGACGCCATCAGCATCAAACTCGACCTCTACCTCGTCATACTTGGCGGCCGTGCCATCGTCGGCAAACGTAATGACAGATCCGCTAAGCGTTGCGCCAATACGATTTTGGAACGTCAGCTCGCCATCGCGCGACATGAACAAGCGGCCTTGCTCAGCTTCATTGATTTGGTTCAGGTATTGCAATGTGTTGGTGCCGGCCGCCACGTTGTAGCTGCTGTCGTGACCCATGTTGACCGTGCCAGTAGCGATGCTGGTTGTGCCGGTGTAATTCACTTCGGGCAATGCCAGCACGGTGCTGACTCGCGCTCCACTCAATTCTGGGCTTGGGTTAAAAGCCGCCATCTGGGTTTGTGCCAGCAAATAGAAATCATCGGAACAGGTGACGTTGACTGTGTTGAATCCAGCCAGGGCAAAGTTGTAGGTGTATGACGTGACGTAACCAACAAACAGATAATCGCCATTGCGGCTAAGCCTGATTCGACGCATAGGCGCCAAACCTGGCTTGTCGTTCATCGGATCGTAATAAGGGCTGTTGGTGTCGTAGGGGCCCAGGATGCCTGTTTCGTCATTCATGCTGAATGACATGACGCCAGCCGAGAACTGGTCGTCTATTTTGCGTCGACCGCGCCTGTAGCGAATGTCGGTGACGTAATCGGTTATGTCGGCGTATTGCGTATTTGGGCCGAGTGTGTATGTCGTATTGTCAAGCACGCCTTTTAGCGCGTCGTCAAGCGTGAACGAATTGACATCAAAGCCGGTATCGAGCTCCAGCAGGTATGTGCCTGATTGAACGACTGTTGCAGCCATTACGCAATCTCGACCTGCAATGGGCCGCTGCGGCGGTTGTAATCACGCAAAGCATTAACAATGGTGTCACCAAGATCGGATGGCGCCGTGACGGTATTGATGGTGATGCTAATGCCGCCAGTCAAACCATCAAGCAGCATTTCGTTGCCTGGTGCTGCGCCAAAACCGCCACCACCGCCGCCAATGAAACCTTCGTTAATTGGCAAGATGCCGACCATGCCTTGACCGAGGCCGCCACCACCGCCGACCGTGCCACCACCGCCACCACCTGACGGTGCAGGCAACTCGACGCCTGGAGCTGGCACCACAGGCACCACAGGGGCCGCAAAACGTCGCTCGATCAGGTCTGGGCCGCTGGTGCCGCCTGGCGTGGCTGTTGCGCCACCTGCGCCTCCCACGTTGAAACGTGGCAGGTTGATTTCTCCGATGGGGCCGATGTTGACGCCTGGCAACAGGTTTAGGCCTTTGATGATGAGGTTGACCATGTCGACGTAGCGGTTGGCGATGTTTTCAAAGATGCCAATGATGAAATTGCCCATCGTCATGAAGGCGTTTTTGACGCTGCCTGTTTTCTCGACCAGCACCATGAAACCTGCGACGAGGGCTGCTACTGCGACAACGACCAGGCCGACCGGGTTGGCGGCCATTGCGATGTTCAACAACAATTGCACAGCTGTGTAAAGTTTGACGGCTGTATTTAGAACCAAAATTGCCGTGGCCAAACCGCCAACAGCAATACCAACTTTTACAATCTTGTCACTGTTATTTTGTGCGTATTCGGCAAAACGCTGCAAATAGGGCAGCACTCGTTCAAGTATTGGCAAAAAGGCTTTGCCAATTTCTTCTTTGGTTTCTCCAATCGTCAATCCAAGGCGCTTCATGCGACCTTCTGCACTGTCGGCGGCGACAACGGCAGCGCCTCCGACTGTGTCGTTCACTTGTTTCATGATTTCATCAAGTGACGCGCCCTCTCTGATTGTGTCGCGCAGGCTTGGAATAAGCCCGGCTAAAGCTTTGGTGTTCCCCGAGTAGGCCTTGGCTACTGCGTCAGTAACTGATCCGAGGTCTGTTCCTGTGGCTGCACTTATGTCAAGCGCGGTGTTTAGCAAATCTTGGCTGTACGTCAAATCACCTGTGGTTTGCACCAAAGTCGCCAGGGCAGGCCTGAGCACGTCGTCTGCGACTGCCGCGCTTTGCATGGTGGCTTCGATGTATGCCTCAGCGGCCTTGACATTGGCCTCACCGGCGAGAGTGTTCTTTTCAATCGCTAGGGCCAGCAGCTCTTGGGCTTTGGCATCCTCAATGGCGGCTTTGGTGGCATCGCCAATAACTACGGCTAGGCCGCCGATAGCGGCTGCTGCTGGTAGCGCGGCTTTGCCTAGGGCAAACTGGGCTTTAGCGCCAGCGCCTTCAAGGCTCTTGAATTCGTTGATGGCCTTTGTGATGCCCTTCGAGTCGAACTCGGAAACAATGGGAATACTTACGGCCATTGCTACATCCTACGAACGGCTGACTGGTGCGGTCACCAGGTTGCGGTTGACTTCATCCATAACGCGCTCACACAAGCGGAGCATCTCCTCATCGACCTGCGATTTGTTTTTCTCGTACGAAGGCCACATGACGCGCGATGCTGATCCCCAACGTTGAGACAACGCCCGAGCCAATGGGTTGCTTGATTTGCGGCCGGCAATGTCGAAGGTCTGGTTGGCAATACCCGACCATACGAGTCTGAAAGTGCCGACATTGACTTTGTTGCCCTGGTATTCCTTGACGCGGCGTGTGCTGATTTTGGCGACCAGAAACTTCTGCGCGATGGCTTGTGACCAGCCACCGTCACCAATGATTTCGTAGCCCGATTTGGTTTTCCATTTGCGGTTCATGCCCGACAGCGGTGCAGCGGCCGGCACGGCCGCCTTGGCATCATCAATAACCGATTTGACAATTTCTTTGTAGTCGCGCGTAATCTCACGACGCAAACTCTTGTCAATCTTGTTCAATTCGCGTAAGGCTTCTTTAATGCCGTACACCTGAACACTTGCGCTAACGGCCACGGCGTTTCTCCTGCTGTTTCTTGGCGAGCAGCAAGACCGTCGCCAAATCCTCTACGTCGAACTCGATGCCGTCTGGCCAGTACCCGGTAGCCAACAGCAGCTCAGCTAACTGGCGTCTGATGCTGCCGGATCCGTAGGGTTTGCGCCGGCGACCTCCACGACGCTGAAATCATCCACCGATTGCAGCCAGGCGTCATAGTCGCGGCCTTCACGCTTTTCGGCGTGTAGCACGTGCCAAGCCATGAACATGAGGTCATCAATACCGATGCCGCCCTGGAGATCGGATGCGCGACGCTTGAACTTGCGTTCCCACGCTGCGGCAGTTGCGATGGTTGTGGTGACCGTTTCGCTGACCGATTGTCCTGCCGGTGTCTTAAACGACACCTGGATCGTTAATTTCATGGCGTCGTGTCTTCGACGAGCGTGCCACCAGTGATGGTGATTTCCACTTCCGAGAGTTCACCGACCGTACCGTTGACAACATCGAGTGATTCAAGGTAGCCGCCAGTGATCTGGAATTCCGGGTTGGTGGTCGAGATGGCGGAAGCCGAGTCAGCCTTTACGGCGACGTAGACGTTGGTGCCCACAAGGCTGGTCAAGTCGACGTAAGTGCCAGGCGTGGAGCTGTATTCCATCAGCAAGGTTGCGGTGACGGTCACGTTGGTAAGGCCGCCGACGTAGTTGCGAGCCGATGAGCCGAAGCTGGAGGCGTCAAGCGATTCGCGCGCCTTGGTGACGACCACGCTCTTGCACTGGTCGGTCAGAGTCTTGACGCCAGCCAAGTTGGGGCCAATCTGGAATGACGGTGAGGCGAGGTAGGTGGTTGCAACGGCCATGTAGCGGTTCTCCTGTGGTTGGCGGCCGCTGCAAGCCTTGTGGGCAGTCTAGTAGGTCTACGGTGCGACTTTGGTGCGTATTACGAGCTCGTAGGCCGGATAGTCGGCGCCACCGTAACTTACGGTCGTGGGTCGAGCCGTGTTGAGCCCGATTTGGGCTTCTCGAATCAAATCAGCCAGGTCGAGCAGCTGGTCGAGTGTGCGGTTGTCGCCAGTGCCCATGCCAACGATGACGACACGGAATTCCATGTCTGCGACAACGTTGCTGGCCATCTGGATGCTTGGCGCCTCAACGATTGCGCACGGCACATTGATGTTGCGTGGATCATTGAACACCGTGAGCCCGGTAATCGTGCCGAGCTTGGTTACGAGCTGGTCGTAGCCCTCTTTGAACAGCGTGTCAGGCATCAGGCCACCTGCGGCTTACCGACTCCGAGCAAGCGAAGTATTTGGCCGTAGTTGCCGGTTACCGGGCCACCTGTGGCCAGCGGATCGAAGCTGGCGAACGCTTCGGTGCTGCCGCGCTCGCGGTAGAGAATGGCGGCGTATTGCACGGTGCCAAGTTTGGCTGCACCATCAGGCACGGTGCTAGGCGAATCCCAGTATCCGGCTTCCTGGCGTCGACGGAAGGCAAAGGCGTTGGCGGCCGAGATTGCCATGTTGGCAACATCTAGATCAGCGCTCGGATTGGTGAAAACGAAGCCGAGATAGTCCTCCAAATCAGCCAGGACAATCCACGTGCACGTAACCGAATAGGTAACAGTGCCGCTGGCGGCCGCGCGTTCAGCGTCGTCAGTAGTGAGCGCGAACAGCACCTGATTTGTGATGATGCGATTGGTGTCGTACTCATAATCGCCCTGGAGACTGACGCCAGTGAGGTAATACTCGGGCAACGCAAGAATCTTGTGCGTTCCGTTCCATGTGGCGTTGACGCCAGCAATGGTGATGCTTTGACCAACCTCAAATTCGAGGGGTTCCAGCAACTGAACGATGGCAACATTGTCAACCACCTGTTTATGGGTGATCGTGTACGTCGCCACCGTTCAGTGTTCCCTGGAGGAAGGAATCTGCTGGTTCAGCTCTTGAGGAGCTT